ACATTGTCAATTCTTTCTCCTTTTAATTCGATTGTTTTACCTCCAGCACCTCTCTCTGATACAATTGCAGAATGAATATTTATCGTATCTCCTACATCTAATTGTATACCAGAATTTAATTTATTTGTAAATATTGCATTATTAGCTTCATTTCCAGAAGTATATTCGATTGAAGCTCTACGGCTACAATCTAATAATTTCACATCAACATAAGATTGTTCTTGTGGTTGATTAGACATTTATATAATATAGATAAAAGAAAAAAGTAATTTATTTTTATTTAACTAAATCCTACAGTTAGGAAGCCATCACGTAGTTCAGCAACCTTTTCAATTTCAATGTAGGTTCTCTGAGTGTATGTTTGACCAGCAGAAAGAGCAGGGAGAGCATCACACTTCGTGGTTAGTTCAAGACCACGAGCATTGACACGACCTACAGGAAGCTTGTATGACTGGAAAAAGAAATTTCCAAGAAGACCCTTAGAAGCATTCTGAGCCGTTCCGTGGAAGTTTTCAGAACTTAATACATCACCTTCAGCAGAATATTCTTCACGTGTAACAAATGGGAAAGATTGTTGTGATCTTGCAGTCTTGTCAAACAATACAGCACTATTACTTAAATCAATAGGGAATACAAAGAAATCATTCATTCTGATATTTGTAGTTAGAGTTCCATTTTTTCTTAGTTCAACAGAAGCATTGGTATAATCTCTTGCTGGTGCTACAGCAGAATATTTATTTAACATATATCTATCAGTCCTATTATCATCATGAATACCAGTAATAACACGAGTAACTATACGACCAGCACCACCAAGATTTCTTACACTATTCTTAGCATCTTCTACAGAAAGAGAAGTTTTTGTAAGTCTGTAGTCCTTGTATACAAACTGAGTAGGGGTCTTCATAAATTTATCGAGTCTCTGAGACATTTCAGCACCATCATAGAAAATATAATCTGCTACAAGCTTGACCTGTGTAGTATCAATTTTAAATTCTTTTCCACTTGAAGCATTAGAATCTACAGAAACTCTACCAGTAGAACTTAGAGGTTCCCATAGAAGGTCAATCATTACTTCTTGCTTCATTGCAAAAAGAGGCAAATTTTTACCCTTTAGGAATGGAAATAATTCTCCAAGAGTTACAGAGAATGTAGGTTCATTATTTAAATCCGTGTAAACACGATTCTTTAATGCTCCTCCAAAAGGTTCAACTCCAGTATCTAGACCATACGAATCGGCTGCTGTATTAGACTGAGAACCAGCAGTATTATCATATACAAATTCGTGACACATCTGCCGACCACTCATAACAGCTTCACGATCCTTGTTCATTTCATTAGATACAAACATTGACTCATACGACTTAAAGAAATTGTAGTCCTCACATTCATCGACGGTAGCACCTCCAACTCTTAGAGTTGCTCTCCTAATTAGAGAATGTACACCCACACCGAGTGGAAAGAAAGCACCATCAGCAGTAGAAGCATTTTTCTTTACAGAAAGAGTAATTCTTGAACCATCATGCAAATAGCCCTTGTTTTGAAGAACAAAACGGCAAGATACATCATTACAAACAATTGGATCGAGCACATCACTCGAGACATCCATAGCCATATTTGATTGAATTTCTCCTACCTTAATAAGGTTAGGAACATTTCCTTCATCCATTTTTGGGGGATCAATAGGGAGAGTTTCTTGAATATCAGCCATATTTTTATAATATGAGAAACATAAAAAAATAAATAAAAAAAAAATTTAAAACTTCATTAGGCTACAATCTGAATGCCCTGAGGAGAATATAGCATCGTCTGCCTTGAATGTACAAAAAGGAAAAGAGCATTCGGTGAATCACTATCGAGACCTACTTCCATCTGTATACCAAACGGAGTTGTCGAAAAATCTTCACCTATACCAGTTCCACTAGTATCAAATGGAACACCTAGACATTCTTGAACACCTCCCTGTGCTGTAAGAGGAGTCGTAGCTCCAGAATACAATCTGTTGGTATTTACAGGAGAAATCTGAGACTTAATAGTTCCAGGTAAAATACTATCACGAGCAAAAGTAACCACCTGAGGATCTACAACAGTAGTATTTTCACTATCTTTTACATTTGTATCTAAATTAAAATTGAAAGGCATACGACGTCCTGCCTTGGTTACAATTATAGATTTTATATCTGCCTGACTCCCATCACTATTGAGAGGGGTAGTAGTAGCATACGAGTTGTATGCTAAATTATTTAGATACTTCGAAGGACACATATTCATGAATACCCCAAGAGTTCTTGATGTTCCAAGGTTGAAATTTACAACAGCATTTGCAGAATTAATTACATTAAAATATGATGTAATAGCATTGTAGGTGACTTGACCAGAAGACGGCTGTTGCTGTTGAGGAACATTTAATTCACAATGAAGACGGACATTTTCTAGTTCATAAAAAGCATCCGTAATACCATTAGTGCTTCCATTAAGAGCATACAATGCCTGAGCATCTGGTGCTAATGTTAGAGAAATTTCACAGCCCCCAAGTGCTGTAGCATCAAGGGGTAGTAAATTTCCTGAACTTAGAACACCTGTAGGCAAGTTTATACAAAATCTCGATCCGTGGGCAGTAGCAGGGAAATCAACTAATTCTCTCTTTTGAGTTTCATAGTTAGGTACAGTAAGAGACTGATTATTTGAAAAAGTCATACGTTCTTCACGGCTGGCTACATAAGAATTGTATGAAGCAAGGAAACGTCCATAGTGATTTATGGTTTCCATTACCTGACGAGATCTCTGAGATGTAATAGTTACCTTATCAATAATTGAATAGATAGCTAGTTTTTCATCAATACCAAGCTGATCGGCAGTAGTTGGCTTAGTTCTATTAGCATCCTTATAGAACTTAATATCTCCAGAAAGTCTTACACTACCACAATCAAGAAGGTGAGGCTGAGAACCAATTAGGAAAGAAACAATTGGATTACCTTGCTTATGGGAAATTTTTTGTGTAGAATTGATATTTGACGGCTGTATCTCGTTGTAGATAATACTCATTTTTATAATACTTAATATATATTATTTTAGATGATATTATTTTAAAAAAATTGTAAAAAATTATACTTCGACGGAAATACCATCCCCACGGATAACTATTCTACGAAGGTGGAATACAAAATTACACCAGAGCATATCCTTTTCAGGAGGGTTGGCTACATCTTGGTAATGGACGTTAAGACGTAAATCTTTATTTCTCATATCGTACACCCCATTATTGAGAGAAAATGTTCTAGCTACAGCAAAATTCTCATTGAATCTTGACATCTGTAGTGCAGGCATACCAGCAGCCTGAAGAGCTTTATCAAGTTCGAGCAGAGGAATAGCATCTACAGAACTCTTTGAAGAAATTTTTTCTGTATTGACATTCAAGCTAGGTTGATTACGTCCATCATAGAAAAAGAAATATTCTGTAAGTCTGTTCGAAATACCAGCAATACCACTCTGAGAAGAAAGTAATTCATTATCTTGAGAGTTAGAATGAATCTGATAAGTTCCAGCACATGAAATCTGATCCTTTGCCGAATATACAGAGGCATCTGTAGGAACACAGATGACAGACTTAGCACGTTGATGATTACCAGGTATTCCAATATTTGCAACACGGTCACCCTTGAGCTGAGAATAATTATATACCTGAGTTGAAAGGAAATCATAACACATCATTTTACCACATTTTAATTCTTCCATTACTTCCTTTTGAGCATTAGCACCAAGGTCAATTTGATTTAGTACAAGTTCTACATTACTCATCGAATATGTGGGAGAATATGTTGTAGCATTAGCAACTGATGTAGAATATAGGAAAACATTTCCAGCATTGGTAATATCTGAACCATTATTTGTAACAGAAGCATTGAGAGTAATTTTAACATACTTATTTGCTCCAGTTCCAGAAGTTTCAATAGTCTTAATAGTAGCATTAGCAGAAAGAGGATACTGCTTAGAAGCATCTCTAAGTTGAATCTTTTCTCCAACAACTAGAGGGAAATTTTCAACTGACCAGTTGTTGTTATCGTGCTTGATAAATATTGTATCACTATCAGAACCATTTGCCCACGTTGCTGGGCTACCAGTATTACCATCAAGAGAATGGAAAAGTGGATTGAGTGTTAGTCTACGATGTTCATTTACTGAATCTAGCTGACGGAAGCATCTCTTGTTTTCTGAAGTAAGAATTGAAATAAATAAACCATTCATTAATCCATTGGGTACAATACGGTCATTTTGGAAAAGTCCAGTGTGAAGGGGTAGCTTCAACTTACATTGTGTATATTTATTTGAGTTCGTAAATGCTTCACTTGTAGGGTCAGCAGATACATTGCTATAGTAAGGAGTATACTTGTGGTTTGCAAGTTGAGACTTAGTAGAGCCACGAGTTCCACGAGAATCAGGAGTCCAAATTCCAGCACCTTCATTTAATGCTCTAAGATTCTTTAGAGTTTCATTAGAATGATAAGCATACTTCATAGCTACATGAACTGGGTAGTGTCTAATTTCCTCAAGCAATTCGGTTTTATCCC